ACCTATGGTTTCTAATACCTTGATGCTCATACGCTCAGATATTCTGCGCCTGAAAGCACAACTCCGAAACAAAATGCGCTTCCGCTTGCTGAATTTGTCACCTTGATCTTCCCTGCTGTTGCTGTGTTGATCGTTATGCTTGATGGAGCAGATCCCAAGGGATAAATATAAGCGCTTGTTGCAGATGCTGTTACCAGATATGCCCCTGTCCTTGTGTCTGCCGTGCCACACAGCGTCAGGATGAATCTTGTTGATCCGCTGACATTAATCGTTATCGTTGAATTGTTCACCGTGCCAAAATTCATGACAATGGCGGCTTCTGTCGCATCAACCAACCTTTTTATGCTAGATACAGTTGATGTTGACGGATTATAATTGAATACATAGTAGTTTCCGTTGCTTGCGAGTGTTCCCCTAGCCTCTGTCGAAGAATATTTAACCACGTGCCCTGTCGATTGATAAACCCCTATCCCGAATATGGAACTCGTAGGAGCTGCACCCAAACCGAACAGAGCAGGGTAATTTAAAGGAAATGAGTTGATGAAGTTATCGAAATTTGTTGCGGAAGATGCATAATACGAACCGCTATACCTCCAACCTCCCCAACTTCCCGTGTATGAGTTGATTATAGGAGGCAAATCCGTCCCGTCGGGAATAATTGAAACGCTTATAACCGTACTGCCTCTTTTCATGATACTGGCCGTTGAGTAAATGTAGCTAGTGTTAGGCAAGTCAACGGCTCCTATGTTTCGCACAGAAACAACAGATGCGCCCAATGGGGCAACATTGAGTGCATAGTCAAGGATCCCGTTAGCATATGATGGGGAATTTATCGTGCTTGATATATCTCCGACAGGAATTTTCCGTGTCCCATTTGACGTATTATCAACAGCAATATAGTCAGTTGATGCTTGTGTCCCGGTTGGTAGTTGTGTGATCCTCAATCAAATCACCTCTTATTCTTCAGTAACAGTATTCGTCCTTCTGTCGTAAATCTTACGCTCAAAGATCCGTCCCGAATCGCCCACGCTCAGAAGCCGTATCTCATGATACGGAATGGTACTCATCTCAGCCGACGCAAGCGTGGTATAATACGCGCTTCTGGCTTCGTGTTCATCAGTATAAAATCTCGGCGGAAGAGCCACCGGGGAACCTTCTGCTTCCAAAATCTGAATCTCGTCAACTTCGTAAAACATTTTTTACCCTCCATTATTTTCTTATGTCAGGATCATCAGGTGGAACCGTCCACCCTTTACTGCCTCGTTTCTTGCCTTTGGTTTCTCCATCAATTTCCTCGATGTAACTCTCCTCCAGCCGTTTGCCGTTGTGATCGAACTGGTGCGCCTTGATCTCCCAGCCGAACCTCAGACCGGGATCTCCACCAACAACAAAATGATCCGTGAGTCTTTCCTCAACCCACAGATCACCTCGTCCGTATTTTGTCAGGAATACTTGGTATCCGTCCAGATCCACCGTCTCCGCAAAGATCGGGTCAATCGGCACCTCGCACGTTCCGTCCTTGCCGATCTCGTTCTCTCCCATGTCGGTGAAGAACGGCTCCGCACCTTCTGTCGCATACAGAACCCTGTTGCCGTAGGACTTGGTTTTGACTCGTCTGTTTTTGCTCCCGTCAACCAGCAGATCCCCGGCAGTGTAAATGCCGTTGTCCGTGGTCAGCATGATGTTATATGCTGATCCACTATGAAACCATAGACCGTTCATCGAGAAAACAGCATAATAATTGTGCTGATGATCTCCACCAGAATACAGACGCAGATAACCGTACTGATCAGTGCTGTCAACGTACATATACGCACCGTATTCTTCGTTTGATACACTTCTCAATATAATGGCACCATTCCCGGCACCACTATTAAGCCTGCCGATTACAACAGCATAATTATTGTTATTCTGAAAATATCCGGCATTCGGTCCAAGCCAGAACCCGTTGTCCTGAATCATTACACCCGGAGTCCTGTCGAATTGTCTCAAGTATAGTGTCGCTTGGTTGTTGCTTCTTAATGCCTCAATATCTATACGGTCAACTCCGTTAGAATCATAAAGACATATTTTCCCCCCAATGATCGAACCATTTTCATATGCGTGTTCGATTGTAACTGTTTTACCACCGTTGGCATACAGTTCCAACGACCCAGAATCCAATTCTAGGTAGTTATTCGCATCAATAGCTGCCTTAAATATGCCGGAGAGGTTGACGTTGGTGGCAGTGAGGTTGATGACCGTCAGGTTCGTTCCGTTAAGTGTGCCTGTCGTGATGAAATCCGCAACGAAATTCCCGTCCAGCGTCCATGCTGTTGAATACGGGCCATTCACACCATTGTGCGAGAATCCGATGCCGTTCACGTTGATCCTGAGCACGTTAACCGCGGTTGACACATCCTCCGTGTCCATGACCAGGATCTCAGTCGGTTTGTCGTTGGCATCCATCACCATGACAACGTGACCGCCGAGAGCACCCGTGATCAGATCTGTCGCGTGCTGGATAGCAGCATCGATGTCTGTCTGATCCTCAACGATCTGGGAGAGTGCTTCATCACTTGCCTGTTGTGAGATCAGTCCGGCATATGTTGCCCTTGCCTCTCCGATCTCGATCTCGTCATATCTTTCGAGGAGAACATTCCAGACAACCCGGATGACTTCTGCTTTGGCATCAACACCCAACTCGGGATAGATGATGGAGACGGTGTCGCACAGTTTCACCCTTTGCAGGAGTGCGTAGTTCTTGTATTCCTCCGTCTGCCACAACGCGACAAAATCGACCGTGATGTTCTGCTTCGGGATCCAAGGTTTGTATGTGTCTAGATAACTGACCGCAGCTGTGTCCAGCTGTGTCTTTGTTGGTTGTGTCTGGAATTGATCGGTCAGGTTGAGTGGAGCAACCTTGATCTTTATGTATGGGAACTCAATCGGTTCGTCACCCTCGGTGCGGATAATCGTTCCGTACTGGTTCGTCCAGAACGTGGTTCTGAATGCCGGAGTTGATCCGATACTCAGATCACCGATCACCGTGGCGAGAGTGGTTGGATCCTGCCAGAACGGGATAACTGCATTGTATGTCCCGTCATCCTCGACAATGTTCTCGATGTCGATCAGGTTTTTTCCGTACCGTATTGTAACATCGTTGTCGTTTCCCCTGTGAAGATGGAGTTTGCAAGTATATTTGTCGTATTCCCATTCTCCTGTGCCGTACACATCAAGAATAGATCCGGCAGATCCTTTGAGTTTTTCCCATACGGATGACGGTACATCAATGGCAAACGTTCCGTTTGTCGATTTATCCGTCCAGAACGTGAACGGGTTAGATGTCAGTGCATTGGATGAGAATCCTGCCAGTGCTGACGCGACATTATTCGCGGAAAACGGTGCAACGATGACATTCTGAAGTTCATACGCGATATGTCGCGCATTAAACGTGACGATACCGTTGATCTGTGCGGATCTGCGGTAGATTCGGAACGGCTGGATGTCTCCAACTTCATCATGAGAGACACCGATGATCATTCCCTCTTGGATCTCGTCATATTTCGCACCCGTGATCGGGTAGGAAAACTCTGCCTCGTATATCCCGTTTCTTTCTTCGGTTACGGTGGCAGAAATAACATCTGAAAGGAACCCCAATCCGTTCGTGGTGAATTCCGTTTCCTCTGCCGAGTAAAGAATAGGTATCATACTCTCCACCACCTCGGAACGATCTCAACCTTGGTGACTGTTGCAGGGAATGTGATATTGTTCGTGCCCGGAAGAAGAACCGGAAAATGCCCGTTTCCGAACCCCACGACGCTGTTGGCATTGTTCGTCCCATAGTAACAGTCACCCAGTTCCGAGTCGATTGTCACAGATGGATAGGCATTCGATACAGAGATTTTCTGTGAACCGACATAGACATCACCATACCCTGTGATAGTGATCTCCGGGAGTGAACTGAACGATGTGGGATTGCTGATCGATGTGCCAGATGTGGTGATCGTTGTTTTCGCCTCTCCAGATGTCAACCACCTCTGCGGTTTACAGATGAATGTGATGTCAAACTCGGCTGCATCAAGTCTCCGTGTTGGTTCCACGTTCAGAATCCCGGTAAAAATTGCTTTCCTGTATTCATCCGTGTTGTAGGTGTCCGTCAGTCTTGCGTAGGTTGATACACTCAGCAGACCAGACCTGAGTTGTTTTATTTTGTTCTGGAAATCTGAAAAGATGAATGCCGGGTATGTGAGTTCAACATTTTCAAACCTGTCCTCACCCCCGATGATTGCTCCGTTCCTCCCGGGAACGGTGATGAAATCAACTGCCCTCTCAGGGGAGTTGAACACACCGGATCCCGAAATATAAACCCCGTATGTCGTGCTCGCAATACTGTTGAATGTGAAATAATTACGCATAAGCTGAAATCCTCTGCTTTTGCAGCTGCGCGAGTCTGTACTGGATTTTGTCCGCGAGCTGGTTCACATTCATGCCCTCTGTGGCATAAACGTTGATCGTTATATCACCCTGGGATGCTGTCGCAATATCTCTAAGCAACTGATCTCTCCCATACACCAGTTCACCGGATCCTCCACCGTCACCGAATCCTCTGTTCCCTATGACAGTTGGAGAAGTGAACAGGTACGGGTTCTCATATGCTTTCTTGTACCAACTGACATTGATCTTGGGCAGGGTAACACCCAGCACCGTTATCCCTGATGATATGGAGAAATGAGGGAGTTTGATCTTCGGAAACTCGAACCTTGCGTGCCCGAATATTCCTGCGATCTTGTTTACTATCGTCTCAACAATGTTCAGCGCAGTGTTCAGCCTGTTGCGGATCCCGTCTGTAATGGAATTGAACTGGAACAGGAATATATTTGCAATTCCGCTGACGATCATGCTCACAGTGTTCCTGATATTGTTCAGAACATTGGTGATCGTGTCCTTTATGCCGTTAAATATCTTTTTAATCTTGTCCCAGAGTTTCTGTGCTGAATCCTTGATCTTGTCCCAGTTCTTGATGATCAGGATCGTTCCTGCGACAACAGCTGCGACAACAGCTGCGATGATCAGCATGGTCGGAGACAGGACGGCCAGGAACAGTCCGATCCCTGTCGTGATCTTCCCGATTATGGAGATCAGAGGCGCGACCGCAGCGACAATCGCAACAATCTTGAGGATCATCTCTGCCTGTTGTGGAGAAAGTTGTGCGATCTTCTGCGAGATGGTTTCAATGATCGGGGTTATCTTCTCAAGAACTGGCAGGAGTGCCTGTGCCAGTGTTGCACCGAGTTGTGCCAGTGCAGCTGCACCCTGTGCTTTTGCGACATCAATCGCATCATTGATCGAGTTGAGATTGTCCAGCGTGTCCTGCGACAGGATCAGACCGAGATCCTCAGCCTGTTTGCCGTATTCCTTGAGCGCTGCACCACCGTCATCAATGATCCCTGCCAGCTGATCAGCAGACTTCCCGAACAGGGTCATTGCGACCTGATCCCGTTCCGTCTCGTTGTCGATCTGTGCCAGCGCAGCTACCACATCATAAAAGACATCGGTCGCATCCCGGAGGGATCCGTCTGCGTTCTTTGTCTCGATGCCCAGATCCTTCAGAGCGGCATTGTCCTCGGTGATCTTCGGCTTGAGTTTCTTCAGAGCACCGGAGATGTCCTCGAACGTGACATCGACCATGTCAGCAGCATACTGCATCTTCTGGATCTCAGCAGTGGTAAACCCTGTCTGCTGTGCCAGCATATTGAGGTCATCCGATGCAGTAACGGATTTATATGCAAGACCGACCAGTCCGGCACCGATCCCGGCAGCTGCGGTGGACAGGGGTTGCAGTTTTTGCCCGACATTGGAGATTTTCCCCCCGAGTTCCTGCATATCCCTGCCGACAGCTTTGAGTTTCTGCTGGGCAATAGATCCGAAATTCTTGTATTCCTTCTCGAGCCGTTCGAGTTCACCCTTGCAGTCAACGATCTCGCGCTCAATCGCGTCCCATTCTGCTGATCCTCTGGTGAACTGGGACTGTGCATCCTTCAACTGCTCGAGTTTCTGTTTCGATGCATCAAGAGCAGTTTTCAGCTGTGTCTGCTTCTGCCTCAGCAGATCCGTGTTCTTTGGATCCAGTTTCAGCAGTTTGTTGATGTCTTTGAGATCTGCCTGAGTGGTTTTGAGGACATTATTGACATCCTTCAGAGACTTTTGGAGTTCAGTAGTTTCTCCTCCGATCTCTATGGTTATGCCCTTGATTCTGTCTGCCATTTCAATCCCTCAAAATCTGTCAAAATCTTCCTGTGTTGCTATGTAGTCCCATGTCTCCTGATCGTTTCCTGTCTCGGTGAGCATATCCATAACATCCCCGATCTCAAGGAAAAACAGATCGGATACCCGGAGTCCGATCTGATAGCAACGCAGAAGGTATAAACCAGTTGTGAACGGTCGCTCCGTCAACCGTCCTCTTTTTTTGACTCAGAATATGTGACCTCCTGCCCCCGGTAGAGGTTCGCAATATCTGCGACCGCGAGCATGAGATCCTCGGATTCGTACTGCTCCAGCCATTGGAGGTAATCGTCATAGCACAACCCCATCAGCTGGGCAGTGGTTTTCACGGCTTGCATTGCCATGATGAACCCCATTTCCTCGAAATGACCGATCCCTTCGATGCCGGATTCATCTGTCTGGGTGTCTGACATGGTTTTGAACCAGTCCACCCGGAACACCTTCTTGAAAAGAACGGGAGATGCTGCGTTTGCAAGCATCTCCACTTCGTTCTCACCTATTCTGATTTTGCCCCTCATGGTTCACCTCGTCAGGTTGTCGCAATAGGCTGGTACACCGTAGAATACCACCCGGAAACTGCTCCGGCAGTGACATCCTTGCCAGTGCTCGCCTTGACGATGTCCTTGTTCAGCGTGACATTGTACACGCTGGTTGCGGTGATCGTCAGTGCTTCTTCCTGCGGTTCGACCGTGTCCTCTTTGGTGCTGGACGCGATCTCCGACCGGGACGCGGTGCAGTTGTACAGGACGTGCAGCGTGTTGCGCTGATCTCCCTTGAACTGGAACATCAGTGCGAAATGCACTGCCTGTGCGTTCTGATCCTCCACCAGGACTCCATTGCCATCGAGATAGTCCCCGAGGATCTTCTGCCGGACTTCATCCGGGATCCGTGCGAGAGTCAGGTCTCCCTGATACCCACTGTTTCCATTGCCAACATAATAGGCAATGTCATCGGCATAAAAAATGCTCTGCTCGCCCTGTGCGCTGAGACTGATTGCCCGTGCACCCGGAACAGCGAACGGAGTCTGATAGGTCGGTGCGTTGTTCGCATCGAGACTACACACCGCCATGTAGCATTTTGAAATTCCGTACTTTATGCGGTTGTCCGTATTAGGCATTTTGCTCCTCCGTCAAAACATATTCAAATTCATATACTGTCTGCCACATTCTCTCCGAGGAGATGAATTGACTCGGGTTCTTTGAGTAGGAGATCCCTGCATTGAAAAGAACTTTCTCCAGTTCCTTTTCCTGCGCGAAATCCTTCCTCTCTGTGTACAGTTCGACAACTGCGTGTTCCACCGTCTGGTAGTTCACATCATCTGCATAAACATCGTGACGGTACGGGAAATAGAAACAGATGAACGGAAGATCAACGGCAGCCTCGAACTCATAGTACGCACTTTTGAGTGTTGACTCCGTGTTCGGTATCGGCACCGTCCCCATCAGGGTATTAAATTCTGCGTGTGTCATTGACTCACCTTCATCTTTATCGCATCAACAAATTCCTTTTCGACCCACTCCTCTACCTCTTTTATATGAGGATATGCCGGGGTCGGTTTGTATGTCCGTCCTGTTCCGTTCCTCGTTACATGACCTTTTTCTAGAAGATGTGCCAGCTGATAATCGGTTTTGTTGTGTACCCATCCATCAGCATGGTATTTTCGAGGAGGTTCGGATGTGTACGTCCATCCTTTGTGATACTTCTTCGGTTTGTTCTTTAGTTTTGTCTGGGCATTCTGCTTGACTGCGTCCGCAGCTGCCTTGCCGACAGCATCAGCGACATCCTTTGTCAGACCCCAGATATATTCCCCGTAATCTGCGAGAATCTGCTCACACTTCTGCTGGAATTTGTCCAGTGGAGTTAGTGCCATTTGTCCCACCCTTTTCCTCGGCATACAATTCCAGATTGTCCGTCTTATCGAGGAATGTGCGATAGATCGAATATCTCTTTCCCTTGTATTTGCAGATCTTCTCTTCTTGGTAATCGTTGAAAAATACCACAAACACAAGATCAGGTTTCAACCCGTTCCGTCCACCCTCGAAAAACTCGCTTCGCGTAACAGAATTGCATGACCGCAAAAAGATCTTGCGCTCGGACTCGGTCGGGATCTCGACACCATCCGCATTTTGTGTGAATGTCTCCGAGATGAGAGTCAATACTCCGCTCCGATCCATTGCTTATGCCTCCAGAAAATCGGTGTACCCGGTTGCGGTGGACAGCTGCGCTTTCTGCTCGTCATACGATGCCTTTAGTCTGTCATAGTCATCCGGCTCGCCGAAATGTACCTTGACATAGGTGATGATCGCAGTCCTCACAATCGGATCCAGTTCCATCGGAACGATAACCCCTGCGATCCCCATGTCTGCCTTGGCAGCTTCGATCAGATCAGAGAGTTCGTCATCGAAATCATCGTCAGAGATCCGCAGTGCCATTTTGACAATGGCAAGCATCGGATCCACAACAGGAGTGTTATCTTCCATTTAGCAGTTTCTCCATTCTCTGTTTCTCGAACTGTTTCCAGTGTTCTTTTGTCACCAGCGTGTGACCCATGTGTCCCAGTGATATGGTCGGATCAGCGACAATGTCGTAACCACACTGTCGTGCCCTCCAGCAGAATGCCAGATCCTCACCCATCTCCTGCATCGGTGTAAAGGGATTCGCGCCGAACTTGCCACACACATCAAAAATGACCTGTGTGTTCATGAGCACCGCACCGAATCCGCACCCTGCCACCTTGAACGGGTGATCGGGTACATCATCGACATTCGACCATGTCGGTGCGTCTCCCATCTCCAATGTCTCGAAAAGAGTGGGGGTGTACGGTTCCACTCTGCGGTAGTACACCCCCGTGACAAAATCGGCATTCTCTTTCTGTGCCGTCTGGAACAGTCGTTCCATCAGATCCGGGTTGAATACCATGTCTGAATCCAGCCATAGCACCCAGTCTGATTCGGACTTGACTGCGGTTTCTGCCAGTGCGTTCCTTGCCACATAGACCAAAGATCCCATGTGGAAAGCGACCTGACAGTCTCCCACCTTGCGGAGAGTCACCAGACTCTCACAGAAATGCACCGGAACCATGTCCATGCATGGTATTGCCACTAGTGATTTCATAATATTGCCCCTTTATTATGAGTTGACTTAGTGAACGATCTTGACGAATGCGTTCGGCGCGACAGGTTCGATGCCGACAAACTCGCGTCCGATGATCTTGACCATGTCGCTGGTCG